TAACATTTTGGTCAGAATAGACCCTAATGATAAACATCTAAGTTTAAAAACAGGTACACCAGGAGAGGCTATAGAAAAAATTAGGCCTATGTTGAAAGAACTAGCACAAGATTATTTGTTAGATTTTGACTATTCTGTATTTGATAAGCAGATTAAACCAAAAGGTGAAAAAGTAGATGTTGCTAAAAAGAGTAAAGAGGAAATTCAAATGTCAGAAGATATGAATATTTTAAAAAAACTTGCAGGTCTAGAAGTAGATCAAGTTTCAGAAAATCCAGAACAGCAAGAGTTAGATTTAGACGGAACAGAGGCTATACTAAAAGTATTAAAAGTTAAAGTTGGTCATTTTATGCCTGACTTTAAAGCTCAGTTTTTAAAAGCATGGAGAGCAGAACAAGCCAAACCAACAGTACCTGCAGAAGGTCCTAGTGTAACGGCGGCGGCTATCCAAATGACCCAGGCTTTTAATAATGCAAGGCTGTTACAAATGAAACAAGATACTATTGACCCTGCATTTACTACAAATGTTCCTAGTGATTACGAAGATGGACGACCTGGTGTAAGTAGAGAAAGTCTAGAACATGATTTAGACGAAGCAATAGAATTAGCAATATCATTATCAGAAAAACTTGAAACAATTAATGGAATGTTAGTACACACAGATGGTTCACCAATGAGCCAAGCAGAATGGAATCATAACAGAATGCAGGAACCAGGTGCAGAAAATTACTCACCAGAGGAAAATGCAAAACACTATAAAACTTATTTAGACAGAGTTGCTAGAAATAAACCATCTATAATGGCACAAAAAGAAAGTGTATCAGAAGCAAGTTTAGGCAAAATGACTGGTAGCAGAAAGTCCAGTTATCAGCCATTAGCAGATAGTGTAAAAATTATTGTAAGGCATAACAAAGACGTAAACGAAGAAGTACGTGGTGCCAGAAGCAGAAACATCCACAGTATCCTAATACAACGTGGAGAAGAAAAATTTAAGATGGCAGAAAACAGTTTGCCAGCCGCAAGAGCAATGGCAAGACATTTGCACAATGGCGGTGAAACTTTTGATGAAATAGGTGAAGCAATCACTGATATGTCTAAAGAGTTTGGAAAACTAAAAGAGTTTGTTAGTTATGTAAGGAAAGCAAACCTGGTTAACGAAACAAACGAAGAATTTGTGTCATTAGCAATAGAAAATATTAATAATATCAAAACAACATTTAAAAGATTAAGTGGTGTTAAGTCATATGCAAATGCAGTAGAATCAGTTATTAATTACAATAACGTAGAGTTATTACAAGACGACTTAGACTTAGAAAGCAAGTTTACAGAAACGCATTTTGATGACAAGGTTGCAAATGTAATGGACAGCCTTAAAGCAATGACTAGCAGAAGAAACAGTTTTGAAAGTAAAATTACAAAAGCAATTGAGTTAGAATCATTTGCTGGTGTTAAAGATATGTTAGCAGAAGATGACTTAATGGAGTTTGAAACACTCAATCAACAATTAGGACATAAAGTTAGCAGTTTAGGTAATTCAGCAAAAGACGAAACCCTAAGCAATTATTTACATGGCATTAGTAGTAAACTAAATGCTGGTGGACAACTTAACCAATTCGAGTATGGTGCAGTTAAAAGTTGTTTACTAAGTGCAGGTCAGCACAATGTACAAAGTGCTCCTATGACAGCATCAGAGTCATATGAAGCATTTATGGACCGTTTTGTAGACTAGAATACTAGTTTATAGATAAATAAATTTGTTGGAAAGGTAAAATAATTTAATTTTCCAATAGTTGTAAAAAAGTACTTGACTTTTTTGCATCAAGGCATTATAATAAAAAAACAGTTGTACCCTAAACACAGAAGGTACGACGAAACATGGCATAACAGGAGACAAACATGGCATCATTACAAGAAATAAGAGCTAAACTACAATCAATGGAATCCAAACCAGGCAGTAGTTCCCCAGCTCAAGGCGATAAAGCAATATACCCCTTTTGGAACATCGATGAAGGAACAAGTACCGTTTTAAGGTTCTTGCCTGACTCAGATCCAAACAACACGTTCTTTTGGGTAGAACGACAAATGATCAGATTAACATTCCCAGGAATTGTTGGAGGCGATCAAAAGCCAACAACAGTACAAGTTCCTTGTATGGAAATGTTCTCTGGTGAAACATGTCCAGTACTAACTGAGGTTAGACCTTGGTTTAAAGATCCTTCATTAGAGGATATGGGACGAAAATATTGGAAAAAAAGAAGTTACATCTTCCAAGGATTTGTTAATGAAAATCCACTAAATGAAGAGACTCCAGAAAATCCAGTAAGACGTTTTGTAATTGGACCACAAATATTTAACATTATAAAATCAGCACTCATGGATCCTGATATGGAAAACCTTCCAACAGACTATGTAGCAGGTACTGATTTTAGATTGGCTAAAACAACAAAAGGACAGTATGCAGATTACAGTACTTCTAAATGGGCAAGAAAAGAAACTGCTCTAACAGAAGAACAATTAGCGGCTATTGACACACATGGTTTACATAACCTAAATGACTTCCTTCCTTCAAAGCCAACACCTGAAGGTGTACAGGCGATTGCAGAAATGTTTGAAGCAAGTGTAAATGGAGAGCTGTATGATCCAGCAAGATGGGGACAGTTTTACAAACCCTATGGACTTGATGTTGGAACACAAACACAGGCAACTGTGGCTCCAGCTCAAACTGTACCAGCAACTGCAACAGAGAGTGTGGCTCCTGTGAGTGCACCAGCACCAGCAGTAGCAGAAGTAACTGCACCAGCAGTAGAAACTACACCAGCACCAGTGGCTGAAACAGTAGCAACTGCTCCAGCAGAAGCAAGTGGAGATGCAGGTAAGAAGTCAGCAGATGACATTCTTAATATGATTCGTAACAGACAATCAAGTTAAGGAGATATCATGCAAAAACCTTTTGACTTAACAAAGTTCAGAACTGGATTGACAAAAAGCATATCTGGTATCAGTGCAGGATTTCATGACCCTAGGGATTGGATCAGTACTGGTAACAAAACATTAGACTACCTAATAAGTGGGGACTTCCAAGGAGGTATCCCACTAGGTAAAGTTAGTGTGTTTGCAGGTGAATCAGGTTCTGGTAAATCGTTTATATGTTCTGGAAACATTGTAAAAAATGCACAAGATAAAGGATGTCAAGTAGTATTATTTGACTCTGAAAATGCATTAGATGAGCAATGGCTACAGGCATTAGATGTAGACACTTCTCCAGAAAAATTACTGAGAGTAAGTGTTTCAATGATTGATGACGTTGCCAAAGCAATATCTGAATTTATGAAAGACTACAAAGCAAATTATGGAGATCTCGAATACGATGATATGCCAAAACTTGTTTTTGTAGTAGATAGTTTAGGTATGCTTTTAACTCCTACAGACGTTGATCAATTCAACAAAGGTGATATGAAAGGCGATATGGGTCGTAAACCAAAGGCATTGGCCTCTCTGGTTAGGAATACGGTAAACCAAATCGCCCCTTTCCCTATTGCCTTAGTGGCAACTAACCATACTTATGCATCACAAGATATGTTTGACCCAGATGATAAAATATCAGGCGGTCAAGGATTTATATATGCATCGAGTATTGTGGTAGCAATTAAAAAACTTAAACTAAAAGAAGATGCTGACGGAAACAAAGTTTCTACAGTACAAGGTATAAGAGCCGCATGTAAAGTTATGAAGTCAAGATACAGCAAACCTTTTGAAGGTGTGCAAATTAAGATTCCATATGAAAGCGGAATGGATCCATATAGTGGTATGTTAGAAATGTTAGAATCCAAAGGCATTGTGGAAAAAGTCGGAAATAAACTGTCTTACATATCTCCTGTAACTGGTGAAGAAATAAAAGAGTTCAGAAAAGCCTGGACTAATGACAAACTTCAACTAATTATAGATGAGTGGGGACAAAATCCTAAAGTACAAGATGTAGCAGACGATATTGACCCTGAAGATCTAGAACCAGATATGGAGGATTATACAGATGAGTCCTGAAACAGCACTACTATTAGACACCTGGGACACGATTAAATCGTTTATTCCAGCAAAGGAAAGACTACATGTGGCAGAAGAACTTGTTAGAACTTTTGAAGATAACGTAAGTATATCAGAAGCAGAAGATCATATTAATGAATTCGATCAAGTTATGAAAGCCGCATTAGTTAGTCATTTTGATATCGGACTTGACGACGAAGACGATGAGGATTGGGATTAATTTATGGCAACCCATTATAATAATATTGTTAAGGACCTAAGTAATATCGTTCCAGCGATTGAATATTACGATAAAGAACTTAATGATGCAAGATGGGAAGTTAAGATTAAAGGGAGTTTGGAGAAAGCCTCCTCCTCCCTTCCTGGTCTCACAGAGTTTCGCTTCAATCAACTACAAGAGATTGAAGCAATACTCGAACATTTAAATATAGAACTTCGCAGAGAACGTTCTAAAGTATTTAGAAAATATTTAGAAAATTATAACAGAACTTTAAGTAGCAGAGACGCAGATAAATTTGTTGATGGTGAACAAAGTGTTATAGATTTAACTCATTTAGTTAATCAATTCAGTCTTTTAAGAAACAAATACTTGGGAATAATGAAAGGTCTTGATACAAAGCAATGGCAAATTGGTCACATCACAAGACTTAGAACAGCAGGTATGGAAGACATAGTAATTGATTAATGGCCAGAACATTTACATACGACTTAATCCAGTGCGAAGAAAGAACTTGGCATAGTTGGGAAAATTTCACAGAAACATTAACACAAGACTTTCAGTCCTATAGGCAATCAAATCCTGATGAGCCAGTAAAAATAATTTTTAGTTATACATGTGAAGGCACAATGTGGCTTGTTGACGGTAGTCACTTTTATAAAGCAATACATGATTTCGGTAAAAAGTATAATGTAAAATTAAGCGATATAACATACAAAGGATCAAACGAAAAAATACAAGACAGTTACGACAATTGGCACAGATTGTATTCAGACACTTCAGACAAAATTAATGTAGTGAGCGAATGCTTTGGATTGTACTTATATAGAAGAAATAGCGGTTATCATGACAAACTTATATACACAAAAGAAGCACCTACACACCTAAGAAGTAAAAAATATAATTGCCTAAATGCAAATATGTTACCACACAGATTAATGTTTATGTTGGCAATGCAAGTAAATGGTTTGATAGATACGGAAAATACTTATACAAGTTTCCATGCCTATCCAGAACTATTAAATCCTAGTCCTGAAGATCCTATCCTTAAACATGACAAATGGGCCAGCATACTTACACCAGAATTTAAATCTCAATTACCAATACAGTTTGATTTATCTGGGGATTGGGATCAGATTTACGATAAAATATTTGAGAGTTATCCTGAAGTAGATGGATTAGATTGGAACAAGGTGGGTGACTTCAGATACCTTTATGAGGACTGTTACTTTACGGTGACTACAGAAAGTTCAGAGTCACAGGATTTATGTGATTATCATTGGGACGATAAAGTAAATGACTATTTTAGAAGTTTTCATAAAGAAATGTTCTTAACAGAAAAGATTACAAGACCCATGCTAAACTTACATCCACAAATTATATACGGAACATCAGGAACATTAGAACATTTACACAGTATTGGCTTTAAAACATTTAGTGATTATTGGGACGAACATTACGATCATTTAAACGGAGAACGTAAATTAGATGCAATAATGGATATACTAATAGACTTAGGTTCCAGATCACAAGAAGACTTACACGATATGTATTGGGATATGATGCCAATACTCAAACATAATCAGGAAGTATTACTTCGTTCTGTAATATGAGATTAGACTTACATGGCGTAAGACATTATGAGGTAGAACTTATGGTGGAAAATTTTATATTACTTAATCAGGACAAAATACCTCTCACCATAGTATGCGGTAATTCACAACGCATGATAGACCTAGTAAATAGTGTAATAAATTCAATAGGTTGCGAGAATGTCGTTATGGATCAATACGGCATTATTATAATAAGAACCATCTAAAAACACTTGACTTATAACAGATTTTTGCTATACTAGTATAGTAAGGAGTAAAAGATATGAGTTTATTAATACCATTAGGAATCATGACATTAGCAGTAATGTGGTATTTCGTGAGTGCAATCAAAATGATATTTTCTGCAACTAACTTGGAAGAGTTTATTTGTAACATAATAGGAACAATTTTATTTGTATATTTTGTTATTTGGGTATTGACATAAACAAAAAATCTGTTATACTATACTTATAGTTTAAAAATAAAGCCGTGGGAGGCAAATATGAAAGACTTTGTTAAAATAAAAAATGGCGTACACAGAAGTAAGCCAGTCACAGACGCAGTATTCCCTTTACTCAAAGGGGTAACATTTGGTAAACGTGGAGCATTTGTAACAGTTGATGCAACTGCTTTAATGGGAGCCGAGTTCACAAAAATCAGAGTACTAGTTGATTCTCCAAGTGAAGTTGTTCCAGCAACTGAGCAAGAGTATAACAACTTTATACCTGAAAATATGAAGCCTAAGCAGAAAAAGGAATCTAAAAAACAAGCAATGGATAGAATTGCTGAGAGATTTAGTATCCTAGATGAAATGACTGATGCTGTAGCAAACGGTGTGGTTAGAGGACTTATTGTTAGTGGCCCTCCAGGAGTAGGTAAAAGTTTTGGTGTTGAGACTATTCTTGAAGAATATGACGCAATGGCAAAAATTGGTGGAGCAGTAAAAACAGAAATTGTTAAAGGCTCAATGACACCAATTGGTTTGTATCAAACACTATTTAATAATAGTGCGGCAGGTGACATACTTGTATTTGATGACTGTGATAGTGTGCTATTTGACGAAGTTTGTCTTAATATGCTTAAAGCGGTTTTAGACTCAGGCAAGAAAAGAACTATTAGTTGGAAAGCAGAATCTTCCGCACTAAGAAGAGAAGGAATACCTGACAGGTTCGACTTTAAAGGCGGTGTGATTTTTATTACTAACGTTAATTTTGAGAATGT